GTGCACCCGCCATCCAAAAATCTGCTACATCAGTAGCACGCTGGGCGTAGGTATTCTTTAGAACCACTGTTCCGTCGCCAAGAGAACCAGCATTATTGTCGCCAGCACCCCAGAGTGTGCCGTCGGTAAACAGAATCATGCAGTCAATAATGACATTCTGCCCAGCGAACATGACTTTCTGTACAGCAGTTGATGGTAGTTCTGTTATTTGAGTCCAACGCAGGCGGTTGGTAACGACACCCGTACCCAAAACCCCAGAAGCACCAGCACCTAGCCCATACCACGCACCAAAAGCATTACGGCAGATGATTGCTGGTGATGTAGTGTTAATTGGACACCAAGCATCTTCGATAGAACCAAGTGCAGTCCCCGTTGTATCTTGGGTTTGCACCCATGTAGTTGAGTCAGTAGTTACGTTCTGTCCAGTAGCACCAGTTGCACCTTCACCAGCCGCCCAGATATTGCCAAAATCAGTTAACACCCAAACAGTAGTATTGGCTTCAGCGATTGCCAATCCACGGTTATTGGTTAGGATTTTTCTTGGCCCGGCAGGGAAATACGCTTTGGAACTATCATTCCAATTCCATATAAGCCTCCAACGAACTTGGTCAGTCGCGTTACCTAAACCAAAGTGCCCTGCACCAGCAAGTCCTGTTGCTATAGCGTAATAGTCCTCCTGATACGCGATGACAATTACCTCCGCCGCGTCAGTCGCAAGGATAATCTCGGTATACTGAATAGGGCCAACACCTTCCACATACTCTGGAAGTTCAAGCAACACAGTATTGAAGTCAGCACTGTTAAGATTTCCTAAACCGCTTGTACCGAAGAATGGTTGGTCAATTAAAGTAGTTCGCGCAACCGCGTAAAGGATGTAGCACTTTCCGTTGGTAGCCCTAAACCCAATCGCAAATGGTGATACTTCAATAGGGAAAGTTGTGTCTACACGAAGTCTAGTTTTTCGGTAAATAAAATCAGAATTGACAAGCGTTGTGTCGTTAGGAGTCGGGGGTAGAGCATCAGACGCAGTACTGTATATTCCAAAATTATTTGTCAACGAACCAGTCATGGTGTCGCCGGACTTTGAGACTTTCTCGTTGAAATGCTCGCGGGTTACGCGCATTTCAAACCGGTCACCGGTTGAGTAAGCCCTTGCAGTCGTACTCTGCTGCGCCCGTGTAATCGTGAATGTATCCGACGCAGCAGTGTGCGCCGTACATTTGACGATCTCAATATTGTTGCTGGCGTCAATCAACGTACCCCAGAAATAGTTAGTTCCTGAGATAGTTGGAAACCTAGCCCCTTGACCGCTTTGCAGAGTGAGCGATGTCGCTCCGCTTGCGATGTTGGAGGCTAGTACGCCAGTAGCGTTATTGGTTACGGTAGCAGCAGGCATGATTAACTAATCGTCACAGTCCAAGAAATAGTCAGCGTATCTGCCGCACCCTTGTTAATCACCGCGAAGATCGTGCGGCAAAGCATGTCGCCAGCAGACGAAGCGTTGAAGATACCGGCTTCGACCAATGCGCCAGTACCGACACCGGGGTTGAACGTACAAGTGTAGGTCACTTGATCGGTCGATACCGTAGTGCTGGTCAACGCCGTACGACTACCAGCAACCGCCGAATTAAGCGTTGTGTCTCCGTTGGCTGGAGTGGTATTGTTTGTACCAACTTCCATGTGCGACATCACGTTGGTAGTTGCGTCTTTCATTCGTTCAGCGATGAAATCCAGACCAGACTGCACAACAAGGTTATCTACTTCACGAAGGTCTTTAACCTGACCATCTTCACCAGTCAAGACAAACTTGACCTTACCGGTGGCTTTTACAGAATCTTTAAGCATGATTCACTCCTTAGTTAAATTGAGACTCATCAATGGCGTAGCCGTTGATTGCACGAGAATCCACGCCAGTCGTGAACTCTGCAATGACAAGATTATCCGCTGTAGTCGAGTCTTCTGTAAAGAAACGTACAGGAACAATATTGGCAGTCGCTACGTCAGTTACGGTTACCGAGTCAGCCAACACTGCGGTCATAGACTTCACATTTGCATCTGAAGTTGTCGCTGTATCTGCTAGGACTTTGGTTCCAGTAAAACTATTAACGGCATCGGCTGCTGTCGCACCGTCCGCCAAAATCTTTGTTGCGCTAAAATCGGGGTCATCTGTAGCCAGTGCTGTATCTGCTACATTAGGACGCGTCAGGTCTTTCGCCACTGTTTCCGAAGTAGTAGCGGTATCCTGAAGAACCTTAGTTGGGTTCAGGTAATCAATAGCATCCGCAGTACCTACAGTATCTTGATAAGCAGGTTTAGGATGCAAGAGGGCCGTATCCGTAACGGCTGTAGTATCAGCCACATCGGGCTTTGTCACCTGCTTGGCATCGGCATCAGAAGTCGTCGCCGTATCTGCTACATCCGGGCGGGTTAAGTCTTTTGCCAAAACATCGGTAGCCGCCGCGTCGTCCGCAAGAACCTTGGTTGAGTCCAAGTAATCAACTGCGTCTGATGCAACTACCGAATCCGTATAAACGGTTTGCGGATGGTACGCTGCCGCGTCTGCTGCTGCCGCCGCGCTCGCAAGGTCAGGTTTGGTAACGGTCTTAGCGTCGGTGTCCGAAGTCGTCGCCGTATCCGCCACATCAGGACGAACAAGTACAAACGAGTCGATAACGTCAGACGGAACAACCGTATCGACGAGGACTTTCGTCGCCACCAAGTAATCAATACCGTCGGAAGTTGTAGCAACATCTTGCCGTACCTTTGTCGTGTCCTTGGCTGCCGCATCGGATGTAGTAACCGAGTCAGCCAAATCAGGACGGGTTAAATCAAATGAAGCAAAATCAGTAGCAAATGCTGGATCAGGGTCAACGTCGGCATCAGTCTGATCGAAGTCAACTGGTTTCGTGTGAACCTTCGTCAGGAAGTCTGACGTTGTGACCGAATCGTTGAGGACTTTGACGAACGTGTAGTAGTCGATAGCGTCGCCAACTGTAGAAACATCCAGCAGCACTTTGTTGATGCTGATAGACACCGTATCAGAAGGTGTCGCCCCATCCATAAACTGCACGGGGAATGATACCTCTGCCCTAATCTTAGGAGCCTCTAGGTAACTAAACTTTGGCGCTGCGTACGCGGCTGAAGCCGCCAAAATACCGGCGGTGACCACCGCCGTGGCTTTAGGAGCAACAATCTCTTTTGCGATAGATACGAGCGCCTTCACAGCACCGACGACCGTGACAGTCGCCGTAGCCTTAGAAGGTGTCGTAATAGAGAATCTTGCCCGTATACGCATCAGAACTCTCCGCGAACTCGAAACCGTAGAACATCAAAAACCGTATGCGTAGCACCAGCAAAACTAATTTCGATCTCTCCTTCGTATTGACCGGGGTCTACATCGAGCACCCCGCCACTGAAGTTAAAACTAACTTTGCCGTTTACAGCGTCCGTCTTACTACAGTTGATCGTAGATAAAAGTGTAGTGCTGCCAGCAGCACGGAATTTAACAACAACAGTAGTCGTACCAGCGGACAAATCAATAGGCAAGCCGGTATTCTCGTCCGTCAACGTAAGATTGATCTCTGGTCTACTGTCGTTCTGTACTAATCGGATAACGTCACTCATGGTGTCCCCTATGCAAAAGGTCGCATCTGCACAGTCATCGACGCCCTAGCGACGCCCAAGTTAGCCTTGGCGCGACGGGCTGCTGTCTTGTACGCGAATTGTTTGGCATGGTACGTAGCCAACTCCCGGTCTGTCCACGACTTATCAGGTAAGACAAGAAGGTGTTGCAGCGCACCATGGATAATTAGTTGCTCACATTCATCAAACGCAGTCTCATCCATACCGCGAGAGGAGATGCTGGGCTTCAGTGCCACAAACATCTTCACATCATATGGCTTGGTATTATCAGGAACCGGAATTACGACAAAGTGATCTGGGTCAAACTGCGAGATATGCCTTGGGTCAGACCGCTTATCTACATCAGTCGAAGGCCAATCAGGATAGATGTCATGCACCTGCTCCTGCGTAAGCGGAGTAATCTTTTCGCTGTTCACTGTGGCATGGATAACAGCCACAATCTCAGAGTTCTCAGGTGTCTCGTACTCATACTCGTAGACACCGGGGGTCAACCTAATCAAAGGCTGTTCATACCGCCACACAAGAGTCTTTTCACATACCTCGATAGCCGCGTCCCGAACATACTGTTCGATAGTCGGACGAGGGCAGCCCGGCACACTAGGAGCCAGTTTAGATTCGAGGGTTAGAAAAGTACGCGTAGCCATTTACACCACCTGATCTCGTGTTAGACCAGCCTCCTCTGTGTCCGTTACCGGACGGGCTTGGAAGTTGGTACTCAGTGCTTGAATGAACGAGTCTTGGAACAACTTAGCGCGGTTAGAATTGACATGCTCGTTATCAATAGACTCCGCCAAGAAAATCGTACCGTCAACCACTACTGGAAAGTACGCATCAGAGAGTAGTTCTACTGTCTCACCTAGGTTATACGTTGTGGGAGCCTGTGAATACTCAATAATGAGAATTTGTGAAGCAGGAGCCTTAGGGTAAATAAAGAACCTATTGGCGTTACGCGGATGCCGCATCCAGTTCACAGTAGCACCGGGGTCATCATTTGCCCAATCGGGATATGTCTGATCCAAAGTCAACCGATTTGTCTCACGGATAGCCGAGCCATCTTTTACACGGAATACTTCCATGATACGAAGGGAATCAGACGGAGCGGTTTGAAGAACCTCCCCAGTCGTAGTCGTATACTCAGCGATTTTGGCGAACAAGTCGGGACGCAACACTGCTATCCGCTTCAGTGCTTGGTTTGCGAACCCTAGCAGTTCGGCGTCCGAATACCGCTGCAACGCTGCATTAGCGTTGGTGTCTTGCAGCATCTTGCGGACTTCGGCGATAACAGTGTCGAGAATCATTACAGACCCCTAGACGCTTCAATGTTTAGTTCGTCGTTCGTGATAACCGGCTCCTCAGGAATATCTTCGGTCTCAAGAACCAAACCAGACTTACGTCCCTTTTGCTTCTTAGGGACAAATTTCTCCGGGAAGGCTTCTTCCTCGGTGACTTCTACACACAAAGGATTCTCTGCGAGGATTTCGTTCCACTCGTAGATAAAGCCGCTTTTGTCTTTTAAGTATCGCATCACTTACTCCTCTTGGCTGCGTTCATATTATCGACCAAGTTAGGGTACTTACGCCCCGCTTTCTTAGCCGCTGCTTTTGCCTTTGCTTTCTGCGCGGGCGTCAAAGATTTAGGTTTTCCTAAATCCTTTGGTCTCGGTTTATTCCACACTTCCATATCAGCACTTCCACGCCCGAAGGCTTTTATTGATCCGACTATTTGGATCGTTTGCTGTTTTCTTTGAAGTTAATTTCTTCTTCATCCCCTCCATCCTCGCGCAGAACGAATCCTTACGCGAACCGCCTTCAGGTTGTGGGGGCTTTAGTCCGGGCTTACCCGGATTGGCTTTGTTATATGAAGCACGACCTTTAGCGTTTAGACCACCATCAGGGTCTTTACCTTCTTTACGCTGCCATGCGGGAGTCTTAGCCATTTATTCCCCCTCATACCAAGTAGTAACTACGCAATCAGTAGGTATGTCAATATACAGACCCTCATAAAACTCTATGCCGGGATCAGGCATATCAACCTGCGTGATACCTTTGCCGTACGCATTGATTGAATAGTACGGCTCGCTGCCAGTCGGGGCAGCAGCCAAATCATAAAATTTCACGATTGCATCAGACCCACCGCTGTGCATAACCATGACTTTGCGGACAACACGACGTCCAGTAAAAGCCTGTCCATCCGCAGACAGTTGCGAGACTAAAACACCGTACGGGTTCTTGGACATGCTTCTCTCCTAGTTAGAAGAAAGGGGCCGAAGCCCCTTCCTATTAGGCAGCGTCAGCAACCAATGCCCATACACGGACAACTGCTGCATCCGCAGCGTTGACAGTGATGACATCAATCGTGTCAGCAGCACTGTAGTACTTACCAGCACCATAGCCAACGAACGTATTCGGAGTGCCTTCAGCGAGGGCAGCAGCCGAGCAGTAAGAAGCAACGGTGTTAGCGTTCACGCCGTCCAACCAGCCGTCGGTATCGGAACCGTCACCAACGTCCAGAGTCAGAGTGCCGCCTTCGGCAGTAACGACATCAACGCCAACTGCCATAACCAGCGATTTAGCCGGAATACGCAGAGCCTCAAGGCCATCACCAGCGCCGATAGCAGCAGCACCAGCAGCGGTACGAGCAGCAGAAATTGCTGCGAAATCAAGTTCAACCTCATAGCGGGTGACCTTGTGCAAACCCTCTGCGCGAGGAGCGGCTGAGCCTTTGTTGTAGCCCAACGATTCAGTAACAATAGCCATTTCAATTCTCCAAAAAAGTTACGAACGGGGGCCGAAGCCCCCGACCATTACAGAGTGATAACCGCTTGAGACAAAGCCTCAGGCTTCACAACCTTGTAGCCATACACTTGCAGACCACGGATGATGTTGCCAAACGTGGTTTCAGAGCGGATGGTTTCCATGTTGGTCATTTGCGAAGCAAATGTGAAGCCCATCTTGTGTCCACCGATCACACTGAACTTACCGCTAGACACGTTCAGGTTGTGGCTCACATAGAGGGTGAAGCGGTCGATCATACCGAGACGACCATTGCGCAGCGGGGTCATGCTGTCACCAGTCAACGAAGCATCCTTCAGATCGGAACGCTTGATATAACCAGCCATCTTAGCCGGGATAACAAGGAAACGATCTTGCTCAGGAGCGTTTGCTTCGTCGAGAACAGTACCCATATCAACGATCAAGTCGATGACGTTGGTCTTGTCCACGGCGATTGGCGAACCAGTAGTGCCGAGGTCGATGTCACCAGAAATACGACCAGCAGTTGCGCCTTTGTTGATGGCGGAAATGTCCGGCAGGATGTCGGTGAGAACGCGCTGGTCAATCTTGATCTTCATACGCTCGGAAGCGTCTTTAGACCAAGTATCCATCAAAGCGATGTCCGACTGAACCTTATCCACATCGTCTTCGATACAGGCGAAGTACTCGCCCTTGT